CTGTACCACTAGTACTGGTCGTTTCCTGGACACGATCCGCTAACTTCAGAGGCATTTAAGCTCCTTAGCTTGTAGCTGTTGTTGCGTATGTAACAGAGACTGTATCACCAGCAGTTGTAATCTTAGCGGTAGAGAATGAACCCGCACTGTACAATGTGCCAGAAGTATTATTCTGTGTAGAAGAAGCTCCAGAGCCTGTTACTAAGAAGCAACCGCCAACAGTACCACCTGCACCAGTAATAGTGTAAGTAATAGAAGCTGCTGTAGAATTTGTTACGTTTGCTGGGCTAGCACCGCTTGATGTAGAAGAAGCGAATACTGCTGTACCACGAACTGCTGAACCACCAACTGTGTAGTTAACAAACTCAGTCCAACCAGCATGGGATGTCATTGTATCTGTAGCAGCGTACGTGCTTGTAGACCCAGAAATCAAACCAAGATATGGCCCAGTTACAGAATAGCTAACGCCTTTTAACAAGGTATCAAGCATCAATTGTTTGCCAACAGCTACAACCAAGTTAGGGAACTCATCAGTCCACTTGAGGTTGCCAGCCGCATCACGGCATTCTACATGGTAGATACCTTCGATACCTACTGTTTCGTTATTCGTTGCGTTTGCCTGCAGACTAATTTCTGCTTTATCGCCACAACTTGCAAATTCATTTTGCATAATTAATCTCCAGAACTAATAATGGGAGCACTTGTATAGCTACCAATTGATAAAATAGCAGACGTACTAGTCGCTGCTGGGAACTGCACGGTAAAACTACTACTGCAGGTTTTGTCTGATCCAAAATTTAGCACAAAACACGCTGCTTTAGTACTGTAATTGTATACTAGCGCCCCCCTAGCCGTAAAGGAAGCTGAGTTCCAAACGGCATTAGCAAACGAAATATATACGGTATTGTAGAGGTTATCTACTGTGGGGGTAACCGTAATAGTTAGAGGCTCGCCCCCGGCGGTATAACCTGCGCCAACAACCTCATTAACTGATGTATACGTAGTAGTCGTATTGTCTAAATTAGCATTCGCATTGTAAAGAGCGATGTAGTACGTACCAGTAGTGAAATTCTCATTACCGTTTAATAGATTCTGTGCAAAGGTAGTAGTAGCGCCTTGAACGATAGACATTATGGACGTGCTCCACTAACATTAAGCTTAAGCTGCCCATCTCTGTAGAAATCACCACGATCCATACCATCAGACAATCTACGTAGGTCATTCATAGCTTCTTGGTACTTTTGCTCGTAATAAGTCACTAAGTCTTGTTCGCCCTTCATAAAGAGCATAGCTTCCCGCATAGCACCGTAAAAGAGGACTGGATCGTAATTGTCGCCAAGCCAGCTAGTACCAGAAGCATTTGAAATAGCTGTGACATTCACTGTAAATCCACTACCTGTGTTACCGATAGTAGCGCAAGAAAGAGTATCACCAACAACATAGAAGTTGCCACCAAAAGTTAACGTGCAAGAGACTACCGCCCCGCCTACAACAACGATATCCGCTGTAGCATTTGCACCAGAACCGCCTGTTAGCGCTACATTTTGGTATACCCCATTAGAGTATCCAGATCCGGGGTTTGCTATAGCGAGTGTAGTAGCCTGTCCTTGAACAATAGTTGGTGGGTAATAAAAGTAGTGCATCTCAACGGTATAGTCTTGGTCTGGCGTAGGGGCAACCATTAAAGTCATCTCGTTGACGTTCGATAGCTGTGAGCCAAACAAAGCATAATACGCTGGGACGCCGCCGGGCGTGCCTTGATAAGTTACCGTGTTATAAACAACGTTTGGATAGGCTTCCCGTAGGAAGTTCACATCTTTATTTAACAGGTAATTGTATCGATTTGTAGAATCAATAACCGCTAATGAATAATTAGCTAGCCAATCATCTGGCAAAGAAATATATTGGTTACCAGTAGTTAAAGTGCCCGTTACATTTTTACGCAAAGACGGTAAATTGACAGCATTATAAATACGATCCTCTGCCTCCTGTACGAATACAGGAATATTGGCTACAAACAACTGTTCGGTATTCTCGGCGTATGCCTGAATAGTGTTGTAAAGAGTCTCGTAATTCATGCTTTTTAGCCTTGTTTACCGCTAATTTTACGACCTTTAGTAGCAGCGCCATAACCACGCATTTCTTTTACGCCGTATGGATTATCCTGCTTGTAACCTTTAGTGTTGTTGCCAACGCTAATTTTGAGGTCGTCTAATGTTGTACCATTGCTATGTACATCACCCTGGACATTAATGTTCATTGGCTGCTTATATACACCAATATCATTACCACCGCCTGTAGGGTATACAAAACCAGTAGATGTATCTGCAGATTTGTTTTGCTTAGCATTACCTAAAGCACCCCAAGCATCTTTAGTTTCGGTTTTTGGAAAGTCATTCTTAGCCATGATTAACCCTTATGTTGAGCTGCAACTTTAGCTAGATTACGACCCATTTTTTTCATGTCAGCATTAGTCTTACCACCCTTACTACCTGTATTTTTAGGGCCGTTTTCAATACCAACTGTTGGGCCATCATCACCCAAATTTCTACCTTTAGTTTTACCTGTTTTGGTAATACCGTCGGCTGCTTTTCTATATCCCATAATAAACTCCTTAAGTTGTTACTATTGTTACTGTACCGATTGTTACAACCGGAATTAAACTATTTGGAGTAAGCGCCCGGTCAAAATAACTCGCTCCACCAACGGGATTCCATGCCCATTGGAATTGTCTGCTACCATCTGTTGGATACCCAAAATCATCGGCATTATCAACATTTGGATCAAATACATTTGTTTGTAATCCAGTTTGTCCACCTTGATAATAACTTATATCCGGTCTTGGTTCCCGTACAGCCTGTGGGTCGTTTACCGGATACATACCTAATTGTAACTGAGGATGATCAGGATCCCAACACGTTTTACATACTTTAATCCTATAAGGCTTTGTTTTAATAGTCTCTGTACGAAGCTCAGATAATTTATACCGTTGTGCGCATCTATCACATTCGGCAATCGAGTATTTACCAGAAGCATATTTACTTGGCATGATTACTTATAGTAGAACAAATTACGAGGTACCCAGCGTACAGAGGCTTTTTCACGATCTTCGTCTGCAGCGGACTGGAATGTCTCATCATAGACCCCTTTTAACGCTGCTGCTCGCTGTGGATCTACACCTTCAAGTTTCATACTCAAATGATACGCAAGCCCGGCGACCATAGCTGGGACAAAACGGAATGGGATATCTTCTGTATTAATACCATCTCCTGCGTCCTGTAAACGGCGCATGCGGTAATACACTAATGTGTATTGGTTTCCTGGAGGGTTTGGAGTAGGCCAAAGATTTAAGCAAGGGAGCTGGTTATTAAACACCTGAGCCCCAGTAGCATGGGCTGCTGCCGTGGTATTATTTTGCGCTCTCCAAGCGTTAATAATCTGATTCCCAACAATATTCTGATACGCAATGGTCTCGTTATCAATGTTAACAAACCCAGTAGTGGGTAACCCTGCTGCAGAAACTAAAGTAATTGTTGTATCTGTTGCGCTAATCCCAGAAGCTAAAATAGCCTGTGGCACAGTTGCCACGTTGCCAGACTGCCTGTTGACCCACATCTGAATTGGGCGCCCTAAAGCATTTTTAGTAGGGATTGTTGAATAAGTAGACTCAGAAATACGGCTAAGGTTGATATCTTGCTGATTCTGTGACATACCGTTATTTTGACGGGTTACTGCATCAAGAACGTCAATAGTATCTACTGGTAATGCATAGATCGCTTGCCCGGTATTTAAAACAATCTGGCACTGCTCAATCGTCCATAGGTTAATGCCCTTATTGGCCCACTCAATAGTGAGTAGGTTCACGCTACGGCGAGCCGTGCGGAAATCATAACCAGAACGAAGTTCTTTACCACAACGCTCAAACGCCTCTTCTACGAGGTCGTTCATGCTTAAATTAAATGCGGTTGTGCCGGTCGTAGCCATTATTTTTTCTTAGCCTTAGTTGTCTTTTTAGCAACAGTTTTAGCCTTTTTAGCAACCGTTTTAGCAACTACCGCAGGTTTTTTAGTGCGGGTAGTAGCCTTCTTAACTGTCGGCTTTTTCTTTTCAGGCTTCGCTTCTGCAGGAGGCGTACCAATAACTACAGGGAAAGGCCATGCCTCTGCTGTAGCTGGATCAATTTCCTCTTTTTTCTTAGAGAATAATGACAATGCTTTTTTAATATGCTTAATCACTTTTTCAAGCCTTTTAATGTCTCTGCCAAGCGAGCACGTTTACCTAATGTTCCAGGTTTCTTAGCAGCTGCAGCCAATTTCTTAGCGGGGATAGTTTTACCTTCTTTAACGCCTAGTTCTTTCTTTAGCGCACCTGGTTTCTTAATAGCGCCAGCGATCCAATTTTTAGTAGCCACTTTGCCGCCTTCCTTATATTCAGTAAAATCAGTATTATCACGACGTGCCTTCACTTTTGGCTTACCCATTTTAGAAGGCATCACTGCGCCCATACCACGACTTGGTCTCATAATTAAGCCCTTGTTTTTCCACGGATAGCACAACCATCAGCACGAGAAGAAGCAGATTTAATTTTACCGCCCTTTTTCTTTTGTACAGGTTGTTGTACAGGCTGTGGGGTTTCCTTAATATCTTTTGGCTCGGGGTTTCCACCTAGGAATTTAGCCATCTTAGAACCGCCAGCAGCTTGCTTATCAAGCATAGCTTGAGCATCTTTATTTTGTTGCTCTGTGCCGAGCAAGGCTTCTTTTAAAGTTGGCATATTATTTCTTCTTAGTCATGCCGCCGCCACACATAGTGATGGAACGAGCTTTTGTTTTACCTTTTGAAGCGATACCGTCAGCAGATTTATGACCAGAAGCTAGGCCGCCTTTAGCCATCTTAATAACTTCTGCACCACGCTTTGATTTCTTCTGAACAGCATGTTCGCCCTTAGAGGACATACGAGATTCTTTATCCATAGCCATACCACCCTTTTTAAGTTTAGATAAGTCGGTGTGTTTACCACCGTGCTCTTGTTTATCATGCATGCCAAAGGCACGCTTAATTAGTTTTTTGTCTTCTTTGATGTCGTCGTGCTTCACGGAACCACCTTCTTTCTTACCTATGTACTTATTCAGATTAACGTTCGGTACATTCTTTTCTTCACCTAAAACACTACCAAAACGAGTAGCTTGGCGATTAATCATGCCTTTACCACCACGAGTAATAGTTGGACTACCACCAGTACCAAATCTTTTACCTTTATCCGCAGCGACAAAATCTTTACCAACACTTTGTGCAATACCAAGCTCTTTAGCTTTTTTAGGGTTATGCGCAACCATCTCCATTAGATTGTGTTGCTTTTTCGATTTACTTGGCATTATTTAATAGTGTCCTTCAAACCGCTAAGCAATAATCCGCCAACAAATACAATGAGTACCCAAGCTAAACCAGCCAACGATTTCTGAATAACAGCCTTACGCAATTCTGCACGTTCAGCTTCAGCTTGAATAGCCATCCTAACCCACTGAACTTCTTCAGTACTTAAAGGTCTAGATTCAACAGCAGCGTTAACCGCTGTCTTCACTAAATCAACTAGCTCAGTTTTTGTTTGGTCATCTAATACCATATGATTAACCGTAATATATCGCTATAGATTCTATTTCGCCACTATCCATATACCCATATACATTCTGTACGGCTCTCATACCTTGGCCTGGGCATATTTGATAGTTGTTATAGATATCCCCATTTTCAATTGCAGTTAAATGCATATACAGCCCATTTGCAGTGTATACGCAAACAGTACCGGCAGTAACAGTTGTAGAGTTAATATCAGTAATAGTAAATGTATTTACGCCAGTAACAGTAATTGTGTAGTTGCCGTTAGTTGCAGAAGCCTGTCCAGATGTTGGGTAGTAGCAAATACCAACCTGAGCACCTGTTGTAAGACCATGAGCAACAGAAGTTACGGTAACTGTGTATCCAGACTGAGCATATGTAGCGCTAGTTGGAGCAACAGCAGTATCGAACAATGTTGCACGTCCTGTACCGCTACCATTACCACCACGAATAGAAACGCCTTTAACCCTAGTCGAGCCTTTTACAAGCCACCCAGACTGAGTAATACGTACTGATCTTACATCGGTTTGCATTGTCATAGCGTCTGTTCCTTATGAAAACGTATGTACTGCAACCCATTCGTATACCCCACTTACTTCTTGGACTTCCATAATAGTTTTAACCTGGGTTACTAAAAGGGTATTACCAACAATATCTGCAGTTGCAGTTGGTAGTTGGGTTGATGTACTGCATACATCATGTGCCATAAATTGTGTTGTAGTTGCCATTATTAGTCCTTTTATTGAGCAGTAAACTCAAATAACATATCTGCAAATGTTGAATTGTCATATGTGCTAAGAATTACTTTAGAAGCATCTGATTTTGCAACGGTAGCAACACTAGACACCATATAGCCAATTAAACCGCCAGAAATAGCATTTAATAGCTGTCCGTTTACTGGTGTTGTAATAGAAGATAAATCATATGCAGTATTTAGTTTTGCTGATACAAGGTATTCGTCAGTAAGGCCAGTTTTTTGTGCTTGGAAGAACACCAATGTACCACTCGATGCAAATCCGAAGTATGGCATTGCATAATTAGTCGTTACTGTTAGCCCAGCAGTGGTCATTAATGTTTCGAAATTAATGGTTGCTGTAGGGGCAGCCGCATTAAATGAGCTAAAGTTGTACGCACTAGGTAATGTGTATTGGAACACCGTATATGTTGGCTGACCAATATAGACCTTTGTACCATCTGCACTAACGTTAATACTATTTGCCGGATTAGCTAATGTTGTTATATTTGCCACCTGAGTAAACGTAGACAATGTTGTTAAATTCCACGGAGTACCAAACGTTGCTTGGTAGATATAGAAGTTTGTATTATCTGCAGAGTAAATAGCCAACAGGTTATTACCACCAGCATCTATGCAGAACTTTTGGGTTGCTTGTGTAGCTGTTACCGAACTAGAAGCTGTAGACCCTACTGTAGTAATATCCCATGGAGTAGCTAGCGTATATGCGCTATATCCTCCACCACCAGGTGTTTCAGTAATGTACTGGGTACCGTCTGTACTAATAGCGAATTGGCTTAGTGTAGCTACACCTCCTATCACTGAGCCTGTAGGATTACCGTAAGTAATTGGGAATGTTGGACCAGGCGCACCACCAAAAGCAGCTACCCAAGCAGTGCCGTTGTATACCTGAGCAACATCCGTAGTAGTGTTAAAAACAAGAGTTCCTGTAGCAACACCAGTCATAGCAGCAAGTTCTGCTGTAGTAAATGAGCCAGGTATAAAGCCGTTTTGCGACGCTACTGGGCCGCTAAAAGAAGATTGTCCCATGATTTATCCTTAAACCCAGGCTGTGCCGTTATATGTAGTAACTACACCAGTAGTGGTGTTAAACACAATAGTGCCAGCGGCGGGAGATTGAATAGTGCTAAGACCTGCAGTAGTATAGCTTGGGAGGATAAAGCCGTTATCAGACTCTACTGGGCCTGAAAATGTGGTCTGTGCCATAATAAATTGTCCTTCATACAAAGATCAGCTTATTAGTCTTGTATGCGTCTGCCGGGGCAGTC